TTACTACATGGGGAGTGTTCTTCCCCCAAGATGGCGACCCGCCCAACATTATCCTAATGGATGCCAAACGTGGCAGGTGGGACTTCCCGGAGTTGCGGCGCATTGCAATGGAGGAGTACAAGTATTGGGACCCCGAGTGTGTACTCATCGAGGCCAAGGCGTCAGGTATGCCTTTAACCCAAGAGTTGCGCCAAATGGGTATACCAGTGAGCAATTACAGCCCTAGCCGTGGTAACGATAAGTACACGCGAGTCAATAGCATTGCCCCCTTGTTCGAAAGTGGTTTAGTATGGGCACCTGACAGCCGATGGGCTGAAGAAGTCATCGATGAGTGTGCTGCTTTCCCCGCAGGGGAGCACGACGATTACGTGGATACCGTCACCCAAGCCTTGCGCCGTTTTAGGGAGGGTGGTTTTGTACGTCACCCAGAAGATTACCAAGACGAACCTGCCGTCCCACGACAAAGGATTTACTACTAATGGTTACCCCTGTCCGCCCTAGTAACGTAGACCGCGCTTTGCTACAAGCTCCTAACGATGCCCTGAGCATTGGCGAGCAAGAGCTCATGGACCAAGAAGACGCTTTCCTTAATGTTACCGTCCAAGACGATGACCAAGGCGGTGCGTTAGTGGAGTTTGGTCCCGAAGAAGAGATGTTCGGCCAAGAGCCAGACGACTTTTACGGTAATTTAGCGGAGTTAGTTTCCGACGATACGTTGGTCGCCGTGGCGGCTTATGTCACCGGCTCAGCCGAGGACGATATCGCCAGCCGCCAAGACTGGGAACAAGCCTACACCAAAGGCCTCAAACTGCTTGGCCTACGTTACGAGAACCGCACCGAGCCCTTTATGGGTGCCACCGGCGTAACCCACCCCGTTTTGAACGAGGCCGTCCAGCAATTCCAGTCCGGCGCGTACAAAGAGATGATCCCCGCTACTGGGCCAGTCAAAGCAAACATTGTTGGTGTGCCCTCCGCAGCTACCGAGCAGCAAGCCCAACGCGTCCAAGACTACATGAACTACCAACTGATGTACCAAATGGAAGAATTCGAGCCAGAATTCGACCAAATGCTCTACTTTGTTGGTTTGGCGGGCAGTGCATTTAAAAAAGTCTACATGGATGACAATTTAGGTCGCCCCGTAAGCCGCTTTATCCCCGCCGAGGACGTAATAGTCCCCTACACTGCTACCGATCTCCAATCAGCCGACCGCGTAACACACGTTTTTAAGCTAACCGAGAACGAATTCCGCAAAATGCAGGTAGCCGGAACCTATTTAGACATACAAGTGACTGCTGGCAGTGATTCTGCAGACCAAATCCAAGAAGAATACGACAAAATAGACGGCGTTAGCCCTGCCAGTGCCGACACCCAACTCACTTTTTACGAATGCCATTGCTACTTGGACATTCCAGAGTACCCAGACCTCCTCCCAGATGGCGAGGAATCTGGCATTAAGCTGCCGTATATTGTTACTGTGTGCAAAGATTCAGGCGACGTAGTCAGCATACGCCGTAATTACCTTATGGAAGACCCCCGCAAGGATAAAATACGGCATTTTGTCCACTACAAGTTCACTCCAGGACTCGGGTTTTACGGTTATGGCTTAATTCACTTGTTGGGCAATTTGTCACGCACGGCTACCAGTACCCTGCGCCAGTTAGTAGACGCCGGTACCTTGGCTAACATGCCTAGCGGGTTCAAGGCGCGTGGTTTGCGCATCGCCGACGACGACAATCCCCTCCAGCCAGGAGAGTTTAGGGATGTGGACGTTCCCGGAGGCGATTTACGCGCCAGCATAATCCCCCTGCCCTACAAAGAGCCAAGTGCCACGCTTTTCCAGTTGATGGGTTTTGTGGTCGAAGCCGCCCAACGGTTTATAGGCACTACCGATATGGGCGTAGGCCAAGGCAACCAAGAGATGCCCGTTGGCACAACCATTGCTTTGCTAGAACGTGGGGCACGGATAGTCAGCGCCGTACACAAGCGCCTACATAGCAGCCTCAAGCAGGAGTTAAAAATGCTTGCGGCGTTATTTGCCCAAGACCCCCAACCTTACCCTTACGAGGTAGGTGTGGAGGCGATGATCAAGACGGAAGATTTTGACGCAAGGGTGGATATCATTCCCGTCAGCGATCCCAACATCTTTAGCATGTCGCAACGAGTGGTTTTAGCCCAAGAGCAGTTGAAATTGGCGCAAGCAGCACCCGAACTCCACAACTTACGCGAGGCTTACAGCCGTGTTTACACTGCCCTAGGTGTGCAGAACGTGGACCAAATACTCAAGCCCGAGCCGCAGCCGCAGCCTAAAGACCCCGCCACCGAGAACCAAGAGGCAAGTGCCGCTGCCGGTGGGCAGGGTAAGTTGCAGGCATTCCCGGAGCAGGATCACCAAGCGCATATTGCGGTACACTTGGCGTACATGAACTCCCGCGTGGCGCAGATGCAGCCGCCTGTGCTAATGACTTTGGAAAAGCACATCTACGAGCACCTTGGTTTGCAGGCCCGCGTCATACACGACCAACAGATGCAGCAAAATCCGCAAGCACAACAGTTGCCGCCCGAGCAGCATGAGGATATGGTTGCCCAAATACAAGCGCAGTTGATTGCCCAGTTCCAGCAGCAGAATCCGGCATCGCAACAAGGTGACGAAGATCCGTTGGTGGCAATCAAGAAGCAAGAGTTGGAACTCCGTGCGCAAGACCAAGCAGCAGACCAACAAATCGATCAAGAAAAGTTGCGTTTAGACCAACAACGCCAAGCCCAGAACATCGCGTTGGGCAGAGAGCGTATACAATCCAGCGAGGACATTGCAGCCATGCGCATGCAGCAGTCTGCACAACGGCAAGCCAACCCGCCAACCTTTGGAGGCAGAAATGAAAGACGATAAGATGAAAGGCATGGAAATTGAGATCACGTTTTCTAAACCAGAAAAGCGTAAGAAAATGGCTGACGGCGGCACCGCTGTCACTAACAATGCTACCCTAGATGCCACAAGCGACCAAGCTACTAACAGTAAAGTCTGCCGTGGTGGAGGCGCAGCTTTGCGTGGTACTAAGTTTGCAGGGGTGTTCTAACCGTGGCTTTGAAAAAAGGTTCTTCTAAAAGCACCATTAGTAGAAACATTTCTACTGAGATGCAAGCGGGTAAACCACAGAATCAAGCCATCGCTATTGCGTTGAGCAAAGCAGGTAAAACACGCACTAAGCGTAAAACAACTAGGAGTTAATCCGTGACCAAGTTATTAGACAAGATAGGCACCAAGGTGTGGAGTAAGATTCAATTTGCGACTACGGTGCAGATTGGTTTTTGGACGGTATTCCTCACTTTAGTCTTTGTTGGACTGTTGTTGACTTAGAGTTACAGGGGCACAAAAAATGAACTTAGGCAAGCTGAAGGGACTAATTGGGGCGGTAGCGCCTTCGTTGGGTGCTGCGATGGGGGGACCTATCGGCGGGGTAGCCAGTAAAGTTATTGCTGAAGTTTTAGGCTGTGCGCCCGATCCAAAAGCCATAGACAAAGCGATGCGCGAGGCAGGACCCGAAGAGTTAGTCCGTATTCGTGAGGCCGAGCTCAAGTTCGAAGCCAAAATGAAAGAAATGGAAGTCGACATTTTTGAGTTAGAAACCAAAGATAAGCAAGACGCCCGAACGCATTTTGCAACCGACTGGACAGCTAGGCTTATTGGTATAGTCATGGTGGGCTTTTTCTGTAGTTATATCGCCATGATTACTATCATGCCGCCAGAGCAAAACTCCATGGAGTTAATCAACCTCGTTTTAGGTTATATGGGTGGTTTGGTGAGCGCCATTATTTCTTTTTATTTTGGAGCCAGTGCGAGTACCAGTAAAAAGGAGGATGAGTGATGCCTAACCAAAATATAGACCTCGCTGCTTTTTTGGGTAACAACCCTTACTATGCTAATGCGGTGCCACAAATGACCGCCCAGACTGCTGCCCCCGTTGCGCAAACCACTGTTCCTAACTTTGAAAACTACGAGCCTAGTTACCTGACCGACGGCCAGATCAATGCCATGCGTGGTGGCAACCCCACTAACATAGACACACCCTCCACCAGAGGCCTAGACCAAGAAAGGTTTAGGGCTGCACCGGTGCAGAATGTAGACCTCGCTGCTT